ATTACCAAAGCTCCAATTGTTGAAGTGACCAATCTGTATATCTTAAAACTTGGTCTATATCGAGCGTAAGTCCAACATGATAATCATCTAAGACACAAGATGTAACAACACCTTCGTCCTGCAATCTATGAACTTCACTTAATCGAACACCGCTTTGTTGCAGTATAGAACGTTCAGTTTCACGCCTAGTTTCCCAGCCTGAATAACCAACGTGTAAAGTGTCATCCGTTCTGTCATGCCATTGGGAATCACTTCGTTGGACCAATCGGTGTATTAAATCTGTTATTGTCATATAATATCCTCTTTTTTTATTTTATATAGTATATTATATCATACTTTGGCCGCTTTAGGCAAGTATTTATGGGTCCAGCTCAACTTATTTGGTGGTCCACGGAGGTGTATTCTTGTATGGCTTTCGTGAGGTCTTTATCCCAGTCATCTCTATGTTCTATAAAGATTTGGGCTGGTGCGTCATCTACGGAGATGATTGTCACTAATTGTGTGATGGGTATGCCAGTTCTCTCTTCCCATGCAATTGCATAAAAACATTCTTGCATAAAGTAACCATCAATCCATTCTTTCTTTTTTGTCTTACGTGAGGTCTTATAATCTATAATAGATAGCTTGCCATCAAATTCTGCTACACAGTCAACTCGACCAGCTACTCCTAAATGGTCAGAATATAATGGTAGCTCTTGTCCATAGACTACTCCAATACGTTCATCTAATATATTTTTAATTCTATTAAAATCATGGAGGATATTAGGCATTGCATCCTTTGCATATTCAGAATCATTGTTCACATACTTCTCACACATGGTATGAACTGCTGTGCCTCTCCTTGCAGCTTGACTTGAAATCCTATTAGCTTCTTCATGACCAATGCGGTCTCTCCAAGCCATAATAGCAGCTTTACTTTTTTGTCCAAGGATTGTTGTTATTGAGGGGTAGTCACCTTTGGGAGTAGTGTATTTCCTTCCACTCTTTTTAGTAACTGATTTAAGGTCATTATAACCTAGGTCAATTGGATTATGTATGAACATATTTTCCTAAATAATATATCAATGTACCATGTGTATATATGCCAGTAGCTATTGCGTTAATAAATATAAGTGATCTGTCATGCCACATCATACCTACAATAAACCAGCCGGTAGTACCACAAGCAGCAATCATAATATTCCAAGGATGCAAATCAAAATTTGCTGTCATAACCATACTAATTAAAAGTAGTATTGATGCTATCCATTTTATATACCAAGTTCTATCAAATCTTGGTGTGACTTTATTTATTTCAATTTTCTTCCAGCTCAAATGCTATCTCCTATTGTTACAGGATTTTCTTTTGTTCCTTTACCCGCAGCTTTTTTAATTTCTCTCATCCTATCTTTAAATCCTTCATCAGTTTTTAGACGCATCTCACCTGTACCAGAAATTACTGTGGTTGCACCAATTATTTGAGTGCAATTATGTTCTATATAATATGCATCAAGTTTTTTATAACTCATTTCAGCATCCCACTCTTCACCTGTTGTATTACTCTTGAATGTGTAAGTTGGCATCCCTATTCCTTATAACTATACTCTTCCACCATTTATATAACCACATAACTTTAAGTGGATGGTGCTCTGGGTCTGGTAAAACATCTTTAAAATACTCCATGAACTCTTTTAATTCTTCATCATTCAAAATTCACCAGCTGATTCTATAAGTAACTTCATTCTATTCTCTATTAAATAAGTTAGAATATTACTTCGTTTTGGATATACGTAATTCTCATATTGGTCAATAGATTCTTTTTTAATATTTTCAGGGGTTCTATCTAAGTCAATCATTTCTCTATTACGCATATAATTTCTAAAGACTTCAGTAGGCATAACATCTTTAAGGTTATTTCTTTCTAACCACCAAGCTTCTATTTTCTTTTTAGTCATAGGGTGTTGACGAGTATGAGTAACTAAGCAAGTGTCAGAAGATAACACGTTTGGAACACCGTCCCCACTATCACCTTTTAGGAGATGTTCAAATAAATACTTAATTGGATTAGGGTCCTTGACAACCTTATTAAACATAGGTGACCATTGAATCACATTACCATGTTTTTGTAATTGAATAAAATCTTTATCAGCTGATATAATAACTACATCCTCACCAATAAGAGGTATGGATTTATGCACAGTTAATGCACCAATAATATCATCGGCTTCAGCTTTATCTACTTTGACAACAGCATAAGGGAAATTATTACGGATATCATTTAATGTTGAATCAATTAAGTCAAATATTTGTAGCCAATCATGCTTATCTGTTTTACGGGAGGTGGTCCTATTTGCTTTATACTCTGGGAATACATCTTTACGCCAAGACCTATCATCACAACAGATAACAATATTGCCATACTTTCCTTCAGTATATTTCTTCCTATATAACCTGAGGTTATTTAAAATAATATGCTTAACTAAATTGGATGATAGGCCTTCACCTCTATTTAAAGAACCCATTATTGAACCAATTGCTAAACCATTGAAGTCTACTAATACCATAATCTATATTATATCATACTTTGGTGCGATTGTAAACGGCTTCTGGTAAATTTTTAACTGAACCATATCCAATCTTAATAGCTATAATACCATTATAATTACATTCATTCAATAGAACATCCTCATCAAACTGTATTTTAGCTTCCATATAATTTGTCTCACCACGTGTATTGCATAAACATATAATCTCACGTTTAAAATTTTCTTTGCCTAAGGCTTCTATATCCTCTAAGAGTCTCTTACTTGAGCCCCAATATTCTAACCAGTCAGTCTCTTTGGTCTTATGTCTTTTATTTTTTCTACCAATTAAAGGTTTGAGCTTTCTAATTGTTTTGAAATACTTACGTCCGACGTAGTCGTATCCGGTGACCAAGTTGGTAATGCGATACACAAAACCATAAAAATCGCCAATATCATCAGAAGTGAATTGTCTCCCATTATGACTCCAATCGGTCTTCATCGTTATCGTATTCGCCTGCATCATATCCTCCTCTACTAGCCCATTCTAAATTTGCTCCACAGAACGGACAATTTGTTACATCTGCATCTAATTCAATTGCTTCAGTAGCAAAGCCCATCTCATCTTTGAGCATAACCTCAAAGGGTTCACTATTACATTCATTGCATCTCATAAACTTAATTCTCCTAAATCAACATGGGTCATCATCATTTCATATCCACCAATCATCTTTCCATCAATTTCTATTTGAGGGAATGTCCTTGCATTTGGTACTGCTTCAAAAAAATCTGAAGGTGACCAATCAGGTCCTTCAATATTTCTCTCTTCATAACTAATTTGTTTACTATCTAAAAATGCTTTTGCTCTATCGCAAATGGCACAATTATTTTTACTCCATACTACTGCTCTCATAAACTTATTCCTTTAAATGTTTCTTTATCTACATCTTGCTTGACACCACCGACAATATAAGATGTTATTTCTGTTTCTTGTGGCGCTACTTGAACGTCCGAACCACTAATCCATTTTTCTGTCCAAGGTAATGGGTTATGCAAATGTGTTGAAAATGGTACAGTATAATTAAGACTCTTAATCCTTTTTGCTCCAATCCAACGTACATATTCTTTAAGGAGGTCAGCATTAAGTCCAATCATTGACCCAGCTCCAAATAAGTAATCACACCATTCCTCTTCTTGTACTAATGCTTCTTCAAATAATTTCATTACTTCATCATTAGTCTCATCTTTAATCTTTTCAAAATCCTTGTCATCTTTAATAAGGGTTCTAATTATATTTAGACTTGCTGCTAAATGTAAGTTCTCATCCCTTGCTATTAATTTAATAATTTTTGCATTACCTTCCATTTGTTTAAGCTCAGCAAATGCCCATGAACATGCAAAGCTAACATAAAATCTCATACCTTCAAGGATATATATAGAGATTAAACAAAGGTACAATAATGTTTTATGTTTATATGACCCATAAGGTCCTCTATAATTTATTAAGTTATCATAATGTTTTGATATGTCTCCACCACAATCTCTAATTTCTGGGATAGATGTTATCTCATCAAATACTTTAGATGGGTTGGAATAAACATTTCTGATTAAATGTGTGTATGAGCGAGAATGAATAGTCTCAAAAAATGCCCAGGTCTCTATTAGTAATTCTAATTCTGGGTTACTTGCTAATGGTAATAAGGCTAGGTCCGGTGACCTGCCCTGTACTGAATCTAAGAGTATTTGTCTCTTAAGGTTTGCTGTAAATATGTGTTGTTCATTCTTTGTTAATTTACCAAAATCAATTTTGTCTTTTGTGACATCAATCTCATCTGGTGTCCAATAAAAAGATAGCATCTTCTCATATAGCTTTTGTAATGCTGGGTATTTAACCACATCATATCTTGCTATGTCTACACCTTCATCAAAAAATAAAGCTTTGTCTAAATGTCCTTTAGTATTTATTTTAAATACACTCTTTTTCATACCGTAAAGCTTTCTCCACAGCCACATCTGGCTTTTTCTTTTGGATTATAAAATTCAAATCCTTCATTAAGACCTTCGTATTTATAGTCTATCTCACAGCCATCTACATACACTAAAGATTTTGGGTCAATAACAACAGGAATACCCTTGACTATTTCTTTAATATCATTAACATTTTTATAAAGGGAATACTCTAAATGGTAGGCTAGGCCTGAACAACCTGTAGTTTTTACTAATACCCTAAGCATTAACTTTCCCGGTAGAAGTTTTTCTAATTTTTCAACAGCAAGGTCGGTTAAGTTTATCATAGCAATATGTATATAAAAAAAGACCGGAGTATTGGGTGATAAGGGACTCCGGAGAAAACCTCAGTTAGCTATCAAGCAGCTAACAAATAATCGTTTTTGCCGATTAAATTTTTCATTTTATAGTCTTTGTTGACTGACGAGTTATTGAGCGGATCTGCTAACTAGTCGAAGCTTTGTCTCCCCCATCAAATATATTTTCTATTTAATATATCTGACATACTACCAAAAATATATTTGGTGGAGGAGGCGGGAGTTGCACCCACGTCCTAATTGCTCCTACTCTCACCTTTACGTCGTTTATTCACTTCACGTTTGAATGAATGTTATGCATCATCTGAAGTTAGCAATTTCCAAAGTATACCTGCAGAAATTAGTCCAACTAAGCCAGCATCACCTAGCTGTGAAACTATGCCGATAATAGTACCAATGACGTCACCGCCAAGGAAAGGTACACTACCGCCAAAGACAACCTGTAAAACGATTGCCAAAGATATTAGTGAAATACCAATACCCGTTGCAGCTGCGACGCCGCCTGTGATTTTATCTAACATATATTCTCCTATGTCGTTTTAAAAAATAGTTTAGCCTTATTTCGAAGGTACATCGTCTTCCTTAAACCGTTCATTGATTTCATCATTTAGATTAAGGAAAAGCGGGAAAAAGAAGTTTGATAGCAATCCAATAGCTGCGATTGTTATTATAAACCCTGCTCCCATGTAAGTTAAGAATTCTGTCATATTTATATATAGCTTTTTTAATTTTAATATAGAGTATATTATATCATACTTTTGAGTAAAAGTAAACGGTTTTTGTGCTTTATTTCATAAAAGAAACTATTATTCTACAGAGTAATACTACTATAGAATATTTTTCTATTAATCATAATAGAAATTAGGTGGGTTTAAAGTTTCTCTATGTACATCACCATCTTCAGATATAGCAAATTTCCATAAATCGTCATAATGACTGTCGTGTAATGTCTCATCATCTTTTCGACCATCACCAGGGGTTTTAACTTTCTTAGCGGCACTTGCTTTATTAAATAAATTTGGTCTAGCTTCTAAATTCTTTTTTAATAATTCTCTATTCTCTGATTTAGGGTCAGGTTCTATACCATGTTTAATAAAATTACCAACCATTTCACCTATGAACTTATGGCCATCTTCTCCTCTATGGTCATCTACAAAATAACCTTTTAGATATTCTATCATATCGCCATTAGAAATTATGCCTTGCTTTTCAAGCCACCAATCTATTTTATTTATATCACCAAACATTTCACCATGTTTAGGTTTTAAATAAAAGACATCTGCCATGTCAGCTTGTTGCCAATTATCTACACCCCACCAATAATATGGAATATCATTTGCTTCACAATAAGATGCAACCCAATTCTGAGCTTGTGCCCACTTAATTATAGTATAATCTCTAACTGTAGGTAAATTACAAACAGCCTCTCTATAATCTACATATCGTTTATAATAATCTATTATTTTTTGTACATGTGGGCTATCACTTTTATCTAAAAAATATGGATGTATATCTTGTTTAAAGCCAGCTTGAAAAAGTATATCTGGAAAAGTTAAACCTAAATGATGAATATCTACAGTTTTCTTTTGTAACATATCTTCTTCTGGAACTTTATCAAGATAAATTGATGTTGAGGTTAACCAATTTATACCTTCTCTAGGATATTGCTTTAAATAAACAAATGAATCTGAAACAGGTGCTTCTTTGCTATTACTAATAGGTTCATGTGTCATCCAATCTCTAAATGGGTCATCAGCATATTTACGATGATATGGAAGTTCAAATCTTTGATGATATGTCCATTGTATAATAACCATATCAGGTTTTATTGTATTTGTTTCTAACCAATGAATAGTAGAATCTGCTATACACATAGCAGAATCTCCTCCTTTAGCTAAATTAATAACATCAGTATCACCCAACATTTCACCTGCTATATTTGGCCATAATTTATCTTTATAATTTTTTATCTCCGCATGGTTGGTACCATGAGTATGAGAACATCCATTAGCTAATATCATTTAATCCACTCCATTTAATATAGTTTTTATAATCATACATATTATCTACTATTGGATAACCTTTTCTATTCAAAGAAGTATTAAGCAATACTGGACATCCAGTTTCTTTATACCATAATTCTAAAACTTCTCTTAATACACTTTCACAATCCTTTTCAACAAGTTGTACCCTTGCACTCCAATCTGCTGCTGAAACAAGAGGAAGTTTTTCTGTCTTATGCTTAGCTGTAAATTGCATATATTCAGAAGCTGGTCCTATAAAATATTCATCATAATGTTCTGATAAAATTGCTGGAGCAAATGGTCTCCACTCTTCTGTTCTTCCTTTTAATTTATCTATTTGCAATTTTGTTATTTTTCCTCTTGGGTCTGCAAGTAAAGACCTATTACCTAATGCTCTTGGTCCAAACTCTGCTTTACCAGAACATACTGCAGCAATACCATTATTTAATAATTCATCTACTATTTTTTGTGGGTCCATTTTTGGTACTTCAGTTCCAAGGTATGGTCCTTTCCATTTTAATTTTTTTCCATAATGTCTTGCAGCGGCGCCAAGAGCTGAACCACCATCTCCTGGATTTGGCATAATCCAAATATTCTTTCCTTGAATTTTAGAATTAGCAACGCAATTAAGAGCACAGCCTCCACCAAGAATTAAATTTTTATGAGAGGTATGTCTTTGAATTAATTTTGTCAAATAATATTCATAATGAGATTGAACATTTCTTGCTAAGTCACGTGCTTTTTGTGTAGTTATTTTACTAATATCTATTCTTTGATTCTCATACCGAGGAGTAAATACATAATGAACATTATGAGAAGCACCACCAAACATTGGAGCTAACTTAGGTACTGCATCAACTAATCCAAAAAGCTTTGGGTCTGTCCTTTTATATCTACCACCTAAAGCTGCCATAGCCATAATAATATATTCATCTTGCATTGGTTTATAACCTAATTGTGAAGTTACTTGGGAGTATGGTAGACCATAAGATTTAGGATATTTCATTCCCCAAGTTTGTTTCCATATACCATCACGTACTTCCCAGGCTGAAGCTGTATCCCATTCTCCTATAGCATCTATAGTTAATATATCACAATCATCAAATGGTGATGTGGCCCAGCCAGCCCAAGCGTGTGTTTCATGGTGGTTATATTCAACATCAGGAACGATGTTTCTTTCCATTGGTTTTTGATAAGACCATTTACGGCGTTCATTTACTTTGTCAAGAAATTGATGGCCTACTATGACATCAGCATCTGGTAATAAATCAGGGTTTAGCCATTTCTCATTTTTATTATGTGAATGTCTTTCTGCATGGTGTGCTTCTAATATTCTACCATTCTCAATTAATGCCCAACATGCATCATGTGAACCTTCACTTATACCTAGTATTCTCATTTATATTTTGCATGAATCACAATCTTCTTCATCGCCCGCCATGTCATTTGTATTAAAATAATATAATTGTTTACCTCCATATTTATAAAAGGTAATTAAGTCCTTTAACATGATAGACATTGGTATTTTATTATCTTCATATTGAGCTGGATTATAACTTGTATTAACAGATATTCCTTGGTCAACATACTTTTGGAGTACCGCCATAATTTTAAGATAACCTTCTGGTCCATTTTGGTCCCATAACAAATCGTATTTGTTTTTCAAATGAAATATATTAGGTACTACTTGAGCCATTACTCCATCTTTAGATTGCTTATAAGATACAAGAGCCCTTGGTGGTTCTATACCATTTGTACTATTACTAATCTGAGCTGAGGTTTCAGCCGGCATGATAGCCATTAAAGTAGAATTTCTAATACCTTTTTTCAAAAGCTGTGTCCTCAAAGCCTTCCACGGCATTCTCTGTTTTGGCTTAACCAATTCATCCACCTCTTTTTTATAGGTGTCTATAGGTAAGATTCCGTGTCCGTATTTGGTCTCTAGGTTTTTATAACAACAATCCTTTTCTATTGCTAAATCAGCTGAAGCTTTAATGAGATAATAAGACCAAGCTTCTGCATATTCATCAACAGTTTCAAGAGCATCATCATTATATTTAAGACCTCTCTTAGCTAAGAAGTATGCAAAATTAATTATACCAACTCCTAATGGTCTCCTATTCATTGTTGACCGCTGTGCTGCAATAATAGGATAGTTCTGATAATCCAATAGAGCATCAAGAGAACGTACGGCTAACTCACAATAATGTTCAAATTGAGATGGGTCATTTATTAATCCCCAGTTAATTGCAGATAATGTACATAAAGATATCTCACCTTTATTAGTATCATCATAAGATTCTAATCCATGACTTGGTAAATCGATTTCACAACAAAGATTTGATTGGTGTATAGGTGCTTGCTTTTCTATGAATGCACCATGTGTATTTGCATGGTCAACATTTTGCAGATATATCCGACCAGTCTCTTTGCGTTCTGTAATAAATTGTTGAAATACCTCTAAGGCTGGTAGAGATTTTTTGCGAATCTTATATGACCTCTCATACTTCTCATATAATTCTTTAAATTTATCTTGGTCTTCAAAGAATGCATCATATAATCCAGGGACATCAGCTGGAGAGAAGAANGTTATCTTACCACCCTCTAATAATCTNTCATACATNANNTNATTAAATTGNAANGCATANTCCATATTACGCACTCGTGTTTCATCAGTACCTCTATTATTTTTAAGGACNACTAAGTCTTCAAATTCATAATGCCATACAGGTAGATATACAGTTGCTGCTCCTCCTCGTACTCCACCTTGACTACAACTCTTAACAGCACTTTGGAAATATTTTAAGAATGGTATAAGTCCGGTATGCACAACAGACCCATCACCAATATGACTACCAACAGCTCTAATCTTACCAGCATTAATACCTAATCCAGCTTTCTTTGAAATGTATTTAACTATAGATGTTGATGTAGCATTGATTGAATCTAATGAATCATTTGTCTCAAGGACTACACATGATGAGAATTGTCTTGTTGGAGTTCTTACTCCTGCCATAATTGGGGTTGGTAGAGATATATAAAACTGGCTTATAGCATTATAAAATTCTCTAATGAACTTCATACGTCTACCATTATACTTAGCAAACAATGTCATAGCAATCATAATATATAATACTTGTGGTGTTTCATATAGTGTACCATCTGTTCTATTTTGAACTAGATACTTTGACCTCATTTGTTCCATACCAGCATAAGTGAATTCATCATCCCTAGAATGATTAACTATATTATTGTTTATATAATCTATTTCAGCCTCTGAATATTTATTTAATATATCTGAATCATAGACACCGGCTGCAATATTATGATTTATAATATCAATAAGAGGCCAAGGGTCTTTATCACCATACACTAATTTTTTAAGCTTATAATTAATAAGCCTTGCTGCTACAGTTTGATAGTTGGGTGTTGCCTCAGTTATTAATTCAGCTGAGGATTTTATAAGAAGGTCATGAATCTTTACAGATTCCATTGCTTCATATACTTGAACGTTGGCACGCATCTCAATTTCAGAAACGGATACGCCGACTAAATCATTACAAGCCCAGTCAAGTACACGGTGGATTTTATTAATATTAAACGGTTCAGTTTCGCCTGACCGCTTTGTCACAAAAATAGACGTCATGTCACTCCAATTAAGTTATGTATTACAGTATGTTACTAACAGATATAAAAATATTTTCTTTTGTTTTATATATAGGGACACCTGCAAAATAATCTACAGGCTCAATAGAATCTAAATTAACAATACTTCCTTTTGTATAATCAAAAATATCATGATTTAGTATGTGTTGACCTTCTTGAAGTTCTTTATGTTCCTCATTAAGGTCAATGGTTGTGTCATAACCTAATTCTTCTAGTACTTTTAAGATATCTTCTTCTTCCATACCAGTTTCTTCCTTTAATAGGTAGAGCGCAGCGGCATATGATTTTATCCTTGAGCTACCAAATGGTATTTTTTCTAGAATTCTTTTTATATTAAAGACTAATCTATGAAAGACAGTATAAACTTTCTTTTGAGCANTTGTCTGGTCTTTTANTTTAACTAATAACTTGCCTTTGTTATCAATCACACCTTCATCAAATGCCTCNGTATCACTCCATTTAGTTACAAGTAAGCGAATAAATTTATATGTAATAAATAAATCTACTGCGCTTTCTTTAATATATTCTGCCATTTATAATTTCCTTAATACATCTATAACGGTCGAGTCTAATGGGACCTCAACATAATCTTCTTCTGGTAAATAATTTAAATATACCAAAAAGGTTTTAACAATACTTTGCAAAGTATCATCTGTCTTAGACATTAATATTTCTGCACATACATCAGGTCCTAAAACATTACCCAATATAATAATATGATTTAATATTAACCGTTCTTTTAAATCATCATCCCGATAGTATCTATTAATTAAGCGATTGATATACTTAAATCTAGATATATCCTCTTTAAAATCCTCAGTTGTTGCCCACTTATCTCTTTGGTAATGCTTTGCAGCATATAACTCGAAGTTATTTTTACTTAATTCCATAATATATATTTATGTTTATTTTTTAACGAACGCTTTTAATTGTTGTAATAATGTTTTTTTACTTTTACGTTTATCCAATTCAATTCCAACTGTTCTTCCATACTCTTCTAAGTCATCCTTTGAGGACCTATTGGAATATGATTTAGCTTCATCAACTTTTTTCTTCTTTGGTTTCTTCTTAACACCATTGAATTTATCTTGCTCTTCTTGAGTTAATGCAGCCGCGACCAATCTTTCTCCAGTCGGACTTAAAATACCTCCGGCATCAGCTGTTCCAGTTGATAACCAACCTACTCTTTCTAGTGGCATATCTTTCTCCTATGTAGTAATAATATCTGAAAGCCAGAAGTTTTTAAATCTTCCATCCCCTTTCAGTTTCACCTCAACGTGATTGCTCCCTAGTTTATTGATTGTACCTTTTTGTCCATCATTAGTTACTACGTCATCATTCACATTAAATAATTTGCCAGCTGCATACTTCTCACGAAGTTTTGAAACTGGACTTAATTTGATATCTTGTCTAAAAGATTTCTCTTCTTTTAAACCCATACCAGCTCGGACTGCATTCATAAGTCCCTTGGCATCTTTAAATCTATTTGGTAGACCGCTAGTAAATGCAGCAAGGTCATTTTTAGATGCAGCATCTCTCATCTTAGAGGCTGACATACCATCTGCACCATCAGCATCTGGGTCTCTTTCACCTGCACTTATAACTTTTATAGATGCAAATTCATAAAAACCATGTTTAGCTTTAATACCATTCCACTTATTAATTAACTTGTCAAATTCTGTTACTCTATCTGAGCCAACAAATAATTCTAAATTCTTATATCCATCATTATGAGCAGTTACTAGTGCATCCCAAATCACTTTAACTTTTCTATCCATAAGAATATGTCTAGCATGCTTAGGAAATACCTTACGCATGTATTTAACTTTAGTCTTCCATTCTAATGGATTCTTATTCTTATCTTGGGATTGGGTTGCATACACTCTATGGTCACCACTACCTTTAGCCATACTTGCATCTAAAAGTTTTTCATGTCCTATTGTTGGAGGATTGAAACGACCAAAGTTAATAGTCACGGTTATCTCCGCGGCTTCTCCTAGGTAGTGTTCCTTAAATGTATATAAATTACTCATTACCAATTAGCATTTTTATATTTAGTTTTACCGTCAATTCTTACAATACCAGCATCTTCAGCTGAACGAGAAGAATACAGACCGCCAATTACTAAATCATCATAGAATTTTTCCATTGAAGCTACAAATCTTTTATCAACTCCAGATTTCTTTAATGTTTCATATGCTTTACGGAATTCTCCAAGGCCTTTAATAGACATCTTTTCATTCCATTTTTCTTTTAATTCTTGTGCTTCTCGCATATCTCTCAATGCGGCTGTTACATTTACTGGTTTTTTATTCATCTTGATTCGGACTCCCACCCTTTAATTATGTCTTTGCTAAAATTATTATAACTGAATTCCATTCGGTCAACAATCTTAACGGCACCGTTAGTTAAATGGTCAACAGCAACGTATCCTTCGGCGCCTGTTACTCTAAAACCATCTTTAGTCTTTACAAAAGTATTTATACTATCCATACTGTCAAGGTGTGTTAATAACTTTCTCTTAGCATAGACCAATTCATTCTGCATATCAAACATTAATATTAAATTAGCTTTATTAGTATCATTGAACCATTGCAATGCAGCAATTTTAGTATCATTTTTTCTATCTTTACCAGCTTGGGTCTTTAAAGCATCTATTTCTTTGTCATATCTGTCATGAATCCATTGTATTAATTCTTCAGCATGTTTTGTTGTGTTGCTAATCTCGCTTTGCGTTCTAATTTTCGTGTTGCGAAAGGTATTAATAAATAAATTAATATCTGTATCTGTAGATACGTCTTTAAGCGCGTTAGCGGAGATTTTCTGAAAGAGCTTTCCCGCGTTGGATATATGTATGGTAATTTCATCTGTTTCCTTTTTAGATAATGTGGCAAGACCAGAGATGTCAGGGAAGTTAGCAGACTTCTGCCATACACTCCTGACTTTCTTAAATGCTGCAAC